CCACTTTTTAAGCGTCCGCAAAATTGGAAGTTTACAATTCCCATTAATTTGAATTAAAAATTAAAATGGTAATTGTTCATTATTTAACACGAGGTTTTAAAAATGGTACGAGGACGAAAACCGATGCCGAGCGCAGTTCATGAGCTGCGTGGCGATTATGAAAAAGACCCACAACGCCGAAGGGTCAACGAGCCCAAACCGCCAAAGGGAATTCCCCAACCCCCGGAATACTTAGACGAGTTCGCCACAGAAGAGTTTGAGCTAATCACAAAAATCATGAACGCAATGGGCATCCTGAGTCTAGCCGATTCCTCTGCTTTGGTTATGTACTGCGAGACTTTTTCGAGCTGGCGTAAGGCAGCTGCAAAGACTTTGAAGTCCGGAGCGTGGACAATACGCAACGACAAAGACGGCAACGCAATCTCGTCTCGCTGTGAGTGGGATCGTATTAGAGAACGATCAGCAGACGCCTGCCGTCGCTGGTTGATAGAGTTCGGGTTGACTCCCTCAGCTCGTACAAGGTTGCAGGTGAGCGAAGAGGTAAAAGATGATTTTGATTCGTTCCTGTCGAGGTACTCGTCGAACTGATGAGTGACTACACCGACATGACGGCGCAAGATGAGGAGGCCATTAAAGCGGGTTGTTATTTTGACGAAATGGCTGCCGACTTTGTCTGTGATTTTTTCGAGAAGTATCTCAAACACACAATGGGCCCTAATGCCGGGGAACCTTTTGAGCTGCTCGACTGGCAACGAGACGACGTGCTTCGTCCTCTATTCGGCTGGAAGCGAGCCGACGGCACCAACCGCTTCAGTCGTGGATTTATTTGGACGCCCAAAAAACAAGGCAAGTCGACCCTGAGCTCAGGAATTGCTTTGTTTTATTTGCTGGCGTCGCCAGAGAGAACAGAGGTTTACGGCGTTGCAACCACTCGAGAACAGGCGGGAATTATTTACCGGGAAGCTGCGGCAATGGTCAAAAAAGATCCGTCGATAGCTGAGCGAGTTCGGGTGCTGGATTCTAAAAAGCGTTTGCTATATGTTTCTAAAAATAGCTTTTATCAGGCGTTAGCCGGCGAGACCGTCAGCAGAGGCGTGGAAGGCATTAACCCAAACCTCACGCTGATAGACGAAATACATGCTATGAGAACGCGCGTTTTATATGACGCTTTGACGTATGCCTCAGCAGCTCGGCAAAATGCGTTGCTGCTATCTGTAAGCACGGTCGGCGTTGCGGATAAAAGTTTAATTTGGTGGGAGCAATACGATTACAGTCGCCGCCTATTGGAAGGCTCAATCACTGACCCCTATACCTTTGCTTATTTGAGGCAAGCAGACGAAGAGTGCTTAGACGACTTTGAACTCTGCGGCGACGAAGAGCAATGGTTTAAAGCAATGCCGTCGCTCGGTCACACTGTCCCGGTCGACACTATTCGCCAGCATTATATTGAGGCCAAAAACTCGCCAGCCAAGCAAAACGCTTTTAGGCGGTATCTGCTAAACCTACCGACAAGCCAAGTCGACCGGGTTGTTCCAATGTCGAACTGGTACAGCTGCGAGCTAGAGGTTCCCGACCTGACTGGCCGAGAGTGTTTTGCTGGGCTGGATATGGCGTCGCACGAAGACCTTTGTGCCCTAGTGTTATTTTTTCCAGGCTGTGCGGAAGACGAGCGTTCTTTCGTGTTGTCGGAATTCTTTTGCCCGGCGGATAAGATTCAAGAACGCAAAACAAAGGGAATGGCTTACTACTCCCAATGGGTTGACGAGGGGTGGATTACGCTGGCGGGAACGGCTCGCATAGCAGCCGAGCCAATATGCGAAGCGATACGTTCGGCGGCTGAGGTTTATCAAGTGAAGGAAATAGGGTTTGACATCTGGGGCAGTGACGCCGTTATCAATCCGCTAACAGAGGAAGGTTTGCCGTGCGTAGCTGTTCCGCAAAGTATGCGGGGCATGACTGCCGGAACGCGGGCCTTACTAGACGACATCGAAGAGAAAAGGATATTCAACGACGGCAATCCGGTTCTAGCGTGGTGCCTTGCAAACTGTGCAGCCGATCAAAAAGCCGACGGGGTGATTAGATTCTCAAAAAATAAATCGACCGACAAAATTGACGGTGCGATTGCGTTAGCAATGGCCCGGGGAAGGGCATTGGCAAACGTCGCACGGTCTACACAACAACCAGAAATCTTTTTTTAACGAGGGCTCAAATGCCGCTGCTCGACACAATCAAAGGTCTATTCGTAAAAAACGCAACCTACCGAAACCCGCCTGACTGGTTTTATTCTGCAATGACAGGCGGCACCACGAGCGACTCGGGTGAAGTTGTAAATGATCGCACGGCAATGACGTTGGCGTGGGTGTGGCAGGCAGTGAGCACGATCTCGAACGACATTGGTAGATTGCCCTGTTTGCTATTTCAGAAAACTGAAGATGAGCGAGTTCGTGCGACATTGCACCCCGGCTATAAGTTGGCAAAAAAACGCCCAAATCCGTTCATGAGTTCGAAGACGTTCAGGTCGGTAATAACGAAAAACGCCCTGCTTACTGGCAACGGCATCGCGTGGATTGAGCGTGACGGGCGTGGTGAGCCTGTTGAAATGTATCCTATACCAACGGATCAGGTACGCATCGAGCTAGTAAACAACGAGCCGGTTTATTTAGTGCGTTTCGAGACAGGAAAGGAAGCCGTGCCAATAAGTTTCAGGGATATCTTTCATATTAAAAACGTAACCTCTAACGGATATTGGGGCCTCGACGTTATTAGCTACGCAAAGAATTCGATAGGTCTCGGGCTCGCAACTGAAAAACACGGCAATCGATTCTTCAAAAACAACGCCAAACCTTCCGTTGTTTTAGAAACAGAACAGAACCTCGATCGGGAAACCGCTGACCAACTTCTGGCGGGCTGGAATGCTTCGCACGCTGGAGCATCCAACGCATACAAAACGGCAATCTTGAGTGGTGGAATGAAGGCGACGGTGATGAGCGTTTCAAACGACAATGCTCAATGGTTGCAATCGAGACAATTCCAGCGGCAAGAAATTGCGTCTTGGTTTCTACTACCAGCTAACAAGCTCAACGATACAGCGTCCGTAAGCTATTCAAGCGTGGCCGCTTATAACAAGAGTTACCTCGATCAAACGTTAATGAACTGGATCGTCAGTTGGGAGGATGAGTACAACGACAAACTACTCACTCCCCGGCAGCGGGAGAGCGACGATTATTACTTTGAGTTCATAACAGCGGGACTCTTGCGGGCTGATTTGCTTCAACGGTATCAGGCTTATCAGGTCGGAATTAGCTCCGAATTTCTATCACCTAATGAGGTGCGAGTTTTTGAAAACCTACCCCGGAGAATTGACGACGGTGGTGACGCATTCCAGAACCCGAACACTAAACCCGCCGGGTCAGAGACCGAGCTAATAGAGACAGAGCCGGAAATCGTGCAGCCAGAGCGGTCAGACGACGACGTCGAGTCGGCACTTCGTAAACTGCTCAACGATCGACTGGAGAGAATGATTCGTTTGGAGGTGAAGAAAGCAAATACCGCAGCGAGTAAAGAGGATAATTTTGTCCACTGGATCGAACTTTTTTATGAGGAGTTTAGCCAGAAGTTTAACGACGCTTTGAAGCCGTGCTTTGATACGGTAGCGGCGACCGGGTACGCGAAAGAAACGGAATTAGCCGTGGTAATCGATACATATATTGCTAATTCAATTGATGCACTTTTAACGGTTGCCGGGGATGCAACTCAGGCAGAGCTCACAGGGAAAGTAGAACAACAAACAGCGAGCTGGTTGACGAGAGCCGGCGAGACAATCAATCAAATAATGAGGAAATCAAATGTCTAAACTTTATATTTACGGAACTGTAGGCTACGACATTGACAGCGAATACGTGCGACTGGCATTAGATGAGGCAGAGGGAGAACTTGAGCTCAGAATTAACTCAGGCGGCGGGGATGTCTTCGAAGGCAATAGTATCTACGCATTACTCTCGAGCTGGAAAAACAAAGAAGGCAATAGGCTCACAATCTACGTCGACGGATTAGCGGCGTCGATTGCTAGTGTTATAGCAATGGCCGGGACTGAGATCGTTATGAGCACGAACTCGTTAATGATGATACACAACCCGTGGACGCCGGCGGCAGCGGGTGACGCCTCTGACCTGCGAGAAACCGCAGCCGTATTGGATAAAGTACGTGAAACAATTTTGGCCGTATATGCCGACCGCACTGGGCTCGACCGGGAGACAATTGGAAACCTAATGGACGAAGAGACGTGGTTGTCTGCTGAGGAGGCTATCAATTTTGGCTTTGCTGACCGGCTCGTGGCCGCGACCGATGAACCAATGGCTTGCATCAAAGCGTTTAATTATTCCAACGCGCCCGGCAGCCTGGAAAATTTGTCGGAATCGACGCCCGTTGCTCGATCCGTTCGACGGGGAATGTCGTTGGCTGAGGCCAAGCTGATTTTAAGTCGTTGTTGCAATAGTCCCGAGTAGGTTGAAAATTAAAACAGAACCTAAGTTCTATTCGTCGAACTGATAATTAGCATCTCGAACGGTGCGCGTATCTTGTGCGACCGTTTCGTATTTTGCAATTTCCAAAACAGGCAGGAAAGCAAAGGTGTAAAGATGTCCAAATTAGAAGAAATAAAAGAACAAATCGTTGATCTCCAAGATGAGATGCAGGCTATCGTCAATCAAGTCGAGGAAGAAACCCGAGACCTGACCGAAGAGGAAGAGGATCGCGTTGACGAGATTCTTGAAATTATTGAAGAGTTGCTCCGACCCGCTGAAGCTCGTTATAAAAAGATTGAAGACGAGAAAAAGCTAATTGCTGCCGCTCGAGACGTAGAAGCGACAACCGCACCGGCTGCAAAAATGCCAGCTGTAGCAAAACGCAACTACAACCTCAAAGCGTTTACCGGCCCTGATGCCAATGAACGTGCTTATCGTGCGGGCCAGTGGCTCAAAGCTGTGCACCTCAAAGACGAGAGAGCTAAACAATACTGTGCTGATTACGGTATCTTTGCTACGGCTACTGAGGGAAGCGATGCAGCTGGAGGCTATCTCGTACCAACAGAGCTCAGTCAGGCAATCATTGACGTGCAACAACGGGCAGGGATTGCTCGACAATTGTGCCGAGTGATACCAATGGCTTCAGACGCTTTGAATGTTCCGAAAAAATCTGGCGGCTTAACTGTAGACTATCCTTCCGAAGGTGGTTCTATCACTGCTTCCGATAACACTTGGGCGCAGGTTGCACTCGCAGCCGTAACCCGTTCAGTTCTTGCAAAGAGTTCTAACCAACTTCTAGCAGACGCTGTAATCAACGTTCTCGATGATTTAGCTGTCAGCATTGGTCAGGCCTTCGCTGTTCAAATGGACAACGAGTTGATCAACGGCGACGCCTCTTCGACTTACGGTGGAGAGACTGGAATCATCGACGCAATGGGTGCTGCTTCGAAGGTAACAATGGGATCAGGTGACACTGGGTTCGCCAACATCGCGTTAACTGACCTCAATGACTTGGTCGGGCAATTGCCTGACAAGTATTACGGCAGCGGGGATCCCGCATTCGTAATGGGTCGCACTACTTGGGCTAGTCACGTTCAAAGCCTAATCTACGCAGCCGGCGGCAATACCGTCAGCAACCTAGAAGGCGGAATGCGTCCAGAGCTCTTCGGCTACCCGGTTTATGTTAGCGACCAAATGCCCGCCTCAGCTGCGAGCAAGTGTGCAGCTATCTTTGGAAACTTTACCGACGGCGTCCTCATTGGGGATCGTGAACAGGTGGAACTCGCATTTAGTGACGCTGCATACTTCGCGGAATATGTCACTGCTGTGAGGGGTGTCACCAGATACGATATCAATGTTCATGATGCCGGCGACGGTTCCAATGCTGGCGCATTAGTTGGTCTATTTACAGCCGCATCATAATTTTTTTAAGTGGGGAATTTATGACTGTAAAACTGAAGTTCGAAACCGAATGGAGGGCTTACAGGCGCGGTGAGTCATACGACGTCCCGAAGCCTCTCGCTGAGATAATGCTCAGGAGAGGCTTTGCCGTCGTTGACCTTCCTAAGCCGAAACGCCGACGCAGAAAGAAGGCCAATAATGCCACTGACGAAAATCCGTGATTATGTTTCTGTTGAGCCAGTAGTAGAGCCGGTATCGATTGAAGAGGCTCGGCTGCATTTAGATTTAGACGACAACTACTACGACTCTCAGCTTCAGCAAATTATCACGGTTTCCCGCAAACGAGTCGAAGCGGATAGCCGACGTTCTTTCGTTAATCAGACGCGCGTTCTGCAAATGGATAATTTTCCAGGTACCGTCTTTATAGAATTTCCAACGGCTCCAGTGTCGAGCGTTACGCACGTTAAATATTATAACGCCGCCGGTGCGCTTACGACTTTCAGTGATTCAAAATACACGGTAGACACTAACGATACACCTGCCCGGTTGGTTCTCGGCTATTCCGATAGCTGGCCGAGCTCTCGAGGATATTACAACGATGTTCAAATTACTTACATAGCCGGCTACGGTGCGAGCAGTAGTGCGGTTAATGAAACAGCGCGTTACGCGATTCTTATGCTAGTTTCTCACCTGTTTAATTCGCCGAGCATCACGTCAGCGACGAGCCTTAACACAGTCCCGCACGGCTATGACTCTCTTATCGCGTCTCTTAAATGGGGCCAATACCCTTGAGACGAATGAGCCAACGTATCCGAATCGAAAAGCGGAGCACGACCGTCGACGCTTCCGGGCAACAAACCCAGAGCTGGACAATTGTACGCCGGTGTAATGGTTACGTTTGGGATCGAGGCGGCACTCAAACGCGAATAGGAAATCAAGAAATTGCCATTCTCGACTCGGTTGTCATTATTCACTACCCCCGAGAAGACGAATTTCCGACTGCAGAAATGCGAGTAGTATACGACTATTTTGACCGTGACCGGGTGTTGAACATAATTAGCGTCCAAGTTAAAGACAGCCGAGCAAAAGAACTTTGGCTTATCTGCAAGGACGAAGATTAATGCCAGCGTTCAAACATAGTATTGGAAACTCTAGCGTTTTCGGAGATACCGGGGTCCCCGGAGAGATTACCGGGCTCAAAGAATTAGATAAAACTCTGCGCGATTTGCCGAAGGGAGTCCGAAAGAAAATGATTCGGAATGGAATGAAAGAAGCAGCAAAACCTATTCTTGATTTAGCGAAGTCGCTCGTGCCAGTGGATCAGGGGAAACTTAGAGACAAAATGAAAATCTACAGCGCACGACTTGGGAAAAAGCAAAAAAAGGTTTCTGTCGGCGCAACGATCAGCTGGCCGAAGTCAAAAACGTCGCCGGGCAAGTATGCAGCATCGATCGAGTTCGGGACAAATAGCACGCCGGCACAGCCATTTTTGAGGCCTGCCGTTAAAGGTGCTGGCAACGATGTCAAGCAGAAGTTCACAATCATAATGTCAAGGCTCGTCGATGAAGCGGCTAAAGAAGCTGCAGCCGGGGGAGCAAAATGAGCGACATCGGTAAAGGCGTTCGAACATACTTGGTGAGCAAAGCAGCGGTAACCGCTTTGGTTTCCGAAAGAATTTACCCCGGCGTATTACCGCAGGCGGCGACGCTTCCAGCCGTTGTTTATACCGTAATTACGAACGTACCCAATGACGACGTTCTCGGCTCGAGCGGCAGCGTCACAGCGAGCGTACAGCTCGACATTTACTCAGATTCGCATATCACAACGAACAACATAAGCGAACAGGTTAGGCTTCAAATGCAAGGCTACTCGGGGGCAATGGGTGACGAGTCAGTCGGAGCAAGCCGGCTCGTTAATCGATTTGAGCAGTATGAGAAACCTGTCGACGGTTCGGACGTCGGTCGGCATAGGGTAATCATGAGTTTCGACATAACGTACACAAACACAGTACCGACTTACTAACTCCAAAAAAGGCAGGGGAAAGAAGTTGAACAAATGGCTCTTAAAAACTATGCAAGCCAAGGCGCAGCCGTCTCGTTTGGCACCTCTGCGCTTACCGGCAAAATAACCTCGATAGGATCGGTCGAACAATCCCGTGACGCTTTAGAGATAACCGACCTCTCTATTAGTGCTGGCGGTTCGAAGCGGTTTATTCCTGCTGACATTTATGACCCGGGCACGTTCGACGTTGAATTTTTATATTCAGCAGCTCAGGCGTTGCCAGATATAGCCGCAGTTGCTGAGACGGTGACGATTACGTGGCCGAAAGCAACGACTAGCGGCTCAGCTGCTACGTTTGCCGGTACTGGGTTTATTGCGTCAAGAGGCACGGCAGAGGCTGCACCCGGCGAGCTAATGAAAATGACTGTTTCCGTTCAGTGGGACGGTGAAACCGCTCCAGCGTATTCGGCTGGTAGCTAATTATTAATAAGGGGAATTAATGTGACTGAGATCAGTATCAAAGAACACCCGAGCACGATTGCACAGCGTAAACAATTTTCAATGTGTGTGCCACCAATTACGGACAGACCATTGGCCGCTGCCGATCAAATGGCAATCTATATCGAAGATGATTTGATTGGGTTCGCTAGCAAGGCAGAAGGCGGGTGTATTAATCTTATTGTTAACTTCGAGGAAGCCGACGCTGCTCAGATACGGGCTGAGGTGAGTCAGCAAATGGGAATCACGCACGACAAGCTAAGCATGATACCCGACGTCTCTGACGACGAAATGGGGGACGGCGATGAAGATAGCGAATAGAAGTGCGTTGATACAGTTATGCCAACGACGTTATGCCGAGATTGAACTCTCAGGCGTTGGCGTTGTGGTGCGTATACAGTCGCTTAGTGAAAAAGAGAAATCTGATTATGAAACTGTTTTGATTTCAAAGAATGGCAGAGGCATCTTGAAGGACAGGCTCGCCGATGCGACCCGTCGATTGATTGCGCTTTGTGTTGTCGACGAGAATGACAAACCAGTTTTTAGTTCTGAGGATTTGACCGTAATTTCTGAAATGGATTCGCTAGTGGCGTCCCGAATTTACGAGGCTTGCCAAGAGCATTGCGGTTTTAACAGGGGTGACATCGAAACCGCAGTAAAAAACTCCGATCGGCTCGAGGTGGCCGAAGAAGATTCGCCTACAGATTAGCGTTACAACTTGGTTTCGTTGATGTTGACCTAATGCTTTCGCAAGTTACGCCTGAGCAGTTTGACGAGTGGCTGGCATTTGGCTGCTTTGTCGAGCCCTTCGGCAGCGAAATAGATTGGTTGCAGACGGGCACAGTTGCCTCGATGATTTTTGCAGCAAACGGCGGCAAGGGTAACGGAACAAACCCGGGTTCTTACGTGCCAGAATTCGGGAAAACTGAAAAAAAATCTAACCTGGAAACTTTTAAAACGCAAATGGAGGCTAGATACGGGTGACAACAATAGCAACGCTGGCGGTCAACGTGGTTAGCAATACCGGCGGCATGACAAAGGGGCTGGATAAAGCACGTTCCTCGATGAAACAGACAGGTGCGTCGTCGTCTTCAATGGGCGGAATGCTGGGAAAGATTAACCCGGTAATGGTTGGCGTGGCTGCCGCCGCTGCTGGAGCTGCAATTGCCGTTGCCAAAGTCGGTGAGGCTATGAAGCGGCTCGATGATATCGGGAAACGCTCGACGTCTCTCGGAATCCTGCCGCAACAACTTATGGCGTTTAATAATGCCAGCGTACTCGGCGGCGTGGGTGCTGACAAAATGTCAAAGGCACTCCAGAAGATGCAGCGCGGTGTTGGTGAGGCGTCCCTCGGTGTTGGCACGTTAAAAGTTGCGCTTGACGACATGAACATTGATGTTGATAAGTTTAAGCATCTTAGCCCGGATGAACAGTTCAAAGTTTTCGCCGACTCGATTGCTGGCATTTCAAACCCTGCCGAGCGTGCAGCTCACGCAACTAATATCTTCGGGAAGGCAGGGGCTGACCTGATTCCAATGCTCACAGAGGGTCGGGCGGGGCTCGAAGCTGTAGAAAGAGAAACCGAGCGTTTGCAAGGCACGATGAGCAAAATGGATATCCAAGCCGTCGAAGACTCAAACGATGCTTGGGCAAAGTTTGGAATGGCAATGGAGGGGATTTGGAACCAACTTGCCGTTGCAGTAGCTCCAGCACTTGAGGCAGTTGGTAATTTTCTCGCTGAAATTGCTGGAGCCGTGACACGTATCGTTGATGCGTGGAACGACTATTGGAAGACGGACGCCGATCGTGCGGCGGAAGGTCAGGCTGAGCGCTTAGCTGAGCACGAACGGAAAGTTGCCGCTGCGTTTGACGAGCAAACAAAAGCCGCTGAAGCCGCCGCTAAAGCCCGTGAGGAGCTCGAGAAGAAAGGTTCCACGCTTACCGAGTCGCTCAAGACTCCGATTGAAAAGTTCAACGATAAAATTGCCGAGTTTGATGAGTTGCTCAAAGAGGGCGCGATCACTTGGGAAACATACGAACGCGCCGCTAAAAAAGCGACCGATGAATTAAAGCGGTCGGAAGAATTTAAGAAGCGTGAGACAAACGCTACTGAGCGGCAAGCAATCGGCGCGAACATGAGAGGCTCAACTGCCAGTCTGTCCGTTCAAAATAAACAAGTTCGAGTAATGGAAAAGTTACTCGCCGAGGAGAAACTAGCTCGTCAAGAAGAACAACGGCAAACAAATTT